AGGGCGGGTTGAAAGTTCAGGAACGACGCGTCAAAGGACCGCCGCCTAACCTCTTTTCACATCGCCGCAGGTTAGAAAACTTTTTTTATGGGTCCCCCACTCGATGATTAATAGGAGTTTTCGATTATGTCTGGACCACCGAAAACCCCGACCCATCTACGTTTGGTGAGGGGTAACCCATCAAAACGCCCGATCAATGAAAACGAACCAAAACCAGCTTCTGGGGTACCCCCAACGCCGAAGCATTTCGACAAGCAGGGGAAATACTGGTTCAAGCGTATGGCCGAAGAGCTCGATGCGCTTGGCGTCATGTCGCAGCTCGACGCGAGAGCGCTTGAACTACTGGTTGAGGTTTACACCGAGTACCGCCATCACTGCGATACTCTGGAGAGAGAAGGCTACACCTACGCCGTTTACAGCGACGAAGAGCCAGACGAAGGCAAAGAGCGAGAGATTCGCATGATCAAGGCTCACCCGGCCGCCATTATGAAAGCTGATGCCTGGAAACGTCTGCGCGCCATGCTCGGTGAGTTCGGCATGACGCCAGCCAGCCGCTCTAAAGTGAATGCAAAAGGTCCTGATGCGGTTGATCCGATGGCCGAGTTTATGAAAGCGAGGGATTAATGGCTAAAGTTGCAGAAGGCATCCGCTACGCCGAGAGGGTGGTGGCGGGGGAAATTATTGCCTGTGAGTATGTGCGCCTTGCCTGCCAGCGTTTTCTTGACGATCTGGCACACGGCGAAGAGCGCGGTATTTTCTTCAGTGAGCCGCGCGCGCAGCACATTCTGAATTTCTATAATTTTGTGCCTCACGTAAAAGGCGCCCTGGCAGGCCAGCCTATTGAGCTGATGGACTGGCATGTTTTCATCCTGATTAATATTTTTGGTTTTGTTATCCCGCTGGTGAACGAAGAGACGGGGGAAACCGTCCTGCGTAACGACGGCAGCGGTCGGCCGGTGATGGTTCGGCGTTTTCGTACAGCAGATGTTGAGGTGGCCCGTAAAAATGCCAAATCAACGCTTTGCTCTGGCGTGGGGCTTTATATGGCTGGCGCAGACGGCGAGGGCGGGGCGGAGGTTTATTCCGCTGCAACAACCCGTGACCAGGCGCGAATTGTTTTTGAAGACGCGAAAAATATGGTCAAGAAGGCGAAAGCCACTCTTGGGCGGATCTTCGAATTCAACAAGCTCGCTATCTACCAGGAGCAAACGGCCTCCAAATTCGAGCCTTTATCATCAGATGCGAACAACCTCGACGGCCTGAACATCCACTGCGCCATCGTCGACGAGCTGCATGCTCATAAAACCCGTGACGTTTGGGACGTTCTGGAGACGGCCACCGGCGCTCGCCTGCAATCGCTGCTTTTCGGTATCACCACCGCCGGCTTCAACAAAGAAGGTATCTGTTACGAACTACGCGATTACGCAATCAAGGTACTGCGCGGCCTGGTTAAAGACGATACGTTTTTTGCCATCATCTACACCTTAGATGAAGGTGACGATCCCTTTGATGAAAAAGTCTGGCAGAAGGCGAATCCGGGGCTGGGTATCTGTAAGCGCTGGGATGATCTGCGCCGCCTGGCTAAAAAGGCGAAAGAGCAGGTTTCGGCCAGGATTAACTTTTTCACCAAACACATGAATATCTGGGTTACCGCTGAGTCTGCCTGGATGGACATGATGAAATGGGAAAAATGCGAGTTTATCGCCCCGCAGCACGAACTTAAAACCTATCCCTCCTGGGTGGGCGTTGACCTTTCAAACAAAATTGATATCTGTGCAGCCGCTAAAGTCTGGCGCGCGCCAGGTGGCCACGTTCATGCGGATTTTAAATTCTGGCTGCCGGAAGGACGCCTTGAGAAATGTTCACGCCAGATGGCAGAGCTCTATCGTAAGTGGGCCGAGATGGACAAGCTGATCCTTACCGACGGGGATGTAATCGACCATGCTCAGATTAAGGAAGAGCTGCAGGTGTGGGTTGCTGGCGAGAGTCTGAAAGAAATTGGCTTCGACCCGTGGAGTGCGACGCAGTTCAGCCTTGCGCTGGCAGAAGAAGGGCTGCCGCTGGTGGAAGTGCCGCAGACGGTTCGCAATTTCTCTGAGGCGATGAAAGAGGTCGAAGCACTGGTATACGGCGGCCGCTTCCATCACAGCGATCACCCGGTAATGAACTGGATGATGTCCAACGTAACCGTCAAACCTGACCGGAACGAGAACATTTTCCCGAACAAGTCCACACCAGAGGCCAAGATTGATGGCCCGGCGGCATTGTTCACAGCAATGAGCCGCGTTCTGGTTAACGGTGGCAACGACCAGCAGGATCTCTCCGGATTCTTCAATAATCCCATCATGGTAGGTTTCTGATGAAAAAAAACAAACGGCCAGGCAGGGTTAAAAGTGCTCTGCTTAACTGGCTTGGTGTGCCTATCAGCCTGACTACCGGCACGTTCTGGGAGGAATGGTTTGGTACCAGCAGCAGCGGAAAGGTGGTAACGGCCGATAAAGCCATCCAGCTATCGGCTGTGTGGGCATGCGTAAGACTGTTAAGCGAGTCTATTTCAACCCTTCCGCTGAAAATATACGTTCGACAGCCTGACGGTTCGCGTAAAGCGGCAACCGATCATCCGGCCTATTCGATACTGTGCCGCCGACCCAATTCAGAAATGACACCATCACGCTTTATGTTGATGGTGGTCGCCAGTATTTGCCTGCGCGGGAACGCCTTCATTGAGAAGAAATTCATCGCAAACCGCCTGGTTTCGCTGGTGCCTTTGCTGCCACAGAACATGGTGGTTAAACGTCTCGTGACCGGGGCGCTGGAATACAAATACACTGAAAACGGTAACGAGCGCGTCATTCCCGTCAAAAACATCATGCACATTCGCGGGTTCGGTCTTGACGGTGTTTGCGGCATGATGCCAATGAAAACAGGCCGCGATGTGATCGGTTCTGCAATGGCGGTTGAGGAGTCTGCTGCGAAGATATTTGAACAGGGGCTTCAGAGTTCAGGTTTTCTCTCCGCTGAGAATGCACTGTCTGACGAACAACGTGAAAGACTTCGCAGCTACATGGCTGCATTTACGGGTTCAAAAAACGCCGGGAAAATCATGGTGCTTGAAGGTGGATTGAAGTACCAGGGCGTCACCATGAATCCCGAAGACGCCCAGATGCTGGAAAGCCGCTCTTTCAGTATTGAGGAAATCTGTCGCTGGTTTCGCGTTCCGCCTTTCATGGTCGGTCACACCACGAAGCAAAGTAGCTGGGCATCCAGTCTGGAGGGCATGAACCTCCAGTTCCTGACGCACACCCTGCGCCCACTGCTGGTGAATATAGAGCAGGAAATAGGACGGTGCCTGCTGGACGGCGATGATGAGGTGTTCGCGGAGTTCTCTGTAGAAGGACTGCTGCGCGCCGACAGCGCGGGCCGTGCTGCGTACTATACCAGCGCGCTCCAGAATGGGTGGATGTCCCGCAATGACGTGCGCCGTCTTGAGAATATGCCACCGATTGAAGGGGGTGATATTTACACCGTTCAGCTCAACCTGACGCAACTGAAAAATCTCGAAAGCAGCAATCCTGCTGTTCAGGCTCTGGCTCTGAGAGAACTGCATAACCACATATTCCCTGACATTTCCTTTGAACAATCTCCGCTGAAACAGGCCGCTTAGGAGCACTTTCCTGATGAGCAAAAAACAACTTCCGGCAGCACCGGCGGGTCGCCCCTGCGCGCGGGTCACCTGTGAAACTTTACCCTCCGCCATGGAACGCTGGGATGGCGGGATAAAAGCTGCGGCCACCGACGACAACAGTATTTCTGTTTTTGATGTGATCGGGCAGGACTACTGGGGTGAAGGCGTAACAGCCAAACGTATCGCCGGTGCGCTTCGGGCGATGAATGGCGCCGACGTCACGGTCAATATTAACTCCCCTGGCGGGGACATGTTCGAAGGCCTGGCAATCTACAACCTTTTGCGAGAATACGAAGGCCGTGTGACGGTGAAGGTGCTCGGTATTGCCGCCAGCGCCGCCTCAGTCATTGCGATGGCCGGGGATGATATTCAGATCGGTCGTGGTGCCTTCCTGATGATCCACAACTGCTGGGTCTACGCGATGGGTAACCGCCATGACTTCGCGGAACTGGCACAGTCTCTTGAGCCGTTCGATACCGCTATGGCAGACATCTACGCGGCGCGTTCCGGCCTTGATATGGCAGCCGTTCAGAAACTGATGGACGCCGAGAGTTATATCGGTGGCAGTGACGCTGTGGCGAAGGGACTGGCAGACAGCCTGCTTTCTGCTGATGCGGTCAGTGATGGCGATGAATCACCCGCGGCCGCGCTTCGAAAACTTGATGCGCTGCTGGCTAAAACCAACACCCCGCGCTCTGAGCGCAGAAAACTCATTAAAGCCTTATCCGGTGGCATGCCTGGCGCTGTCACCACCAACGACGGTACGCCGGGCGCTGCCGAAGATATCAAACCTGAAACCCTCAATTCACTTGAAAACGCCCTGGCGGCGCTAGTCAAATAAGGACCCTTTATGTCTGAAGTAAACGAAATTCTGAAAAAAGTCACGGCCAGCATTGAAGAAGCAACGGGCAAATTTAATGCTAAGGCTGAAGACGCACTCAAAGAAGCACAGAAGTCAGGCAAGCTGTCTGAAGAAACAAAGGCAGCCGTAGATAAAATGGCTTCTGAGTTTAACGCACTGCGCGACGCCGAAAAAACGCTGAAAGCAGCAATGGGGGAGCTTGAGCAGCATGTCGCTCAGATGCCGCTGGCAAATGCTGCGAAAGTAGCTGAGACAGTCGGTAAAGTCGTGATCAACTCCGAAGCGCTGAAAACTTTCGCAGCGAGCATTGAAGATGGCAAACGAGTAAGTATTCCAGTTAATGCAGCGCTTTTGTCCACTGACGTTGCTGATGGCGTGGTTGAACCACAGCGACTGCCTGGCATCGACACTGCACCAAAACAGCGTCTCTTCATTCGTGATCTGATTGCGCCTGGCCGCACATCTTCACCGGCTATTTTCTGGGTGCAGCAAACGGGCTTTACCAATGCAGCGAAAGTCGTTGCAGAGGGGACTGCCAAACCTTACAGCGATATTGAATTCGCAACTAAAATCACGCCGGTGACAACCATCGCGCACATGTTTAAGGCATCCAAGCAGATCCTTGACGATTTCGCTCAACTCCAGTCTACGGTTGACGCTGAGATGCGTTACGGCCTGAAATATGTTGAGGAACAGGAAATCTTGTTCGGCGACGGAACTGGTGTGCACCTGCACGGCATCGTTCCTCAGGCCTCAGCATTCGACCCGGCATTTTCTGTTGAGAGCCAGAACGGGATTGATGATCTGCGCCTGGCAATGCTTCAGGCTCAACTGGCTCGTTTCCCTGCATCTGGCCACGTTCTGCACTTCATCGACTGGGCGAAAATTGAGCTCACGAAAGACAGTCTGGGCCGCTATATCCTGGCTAACCCGGCATCTCTGACTGGCCCTACGCTTTGGGGGCTTCCGGTGGTAGCAACTGAGGCAGCAGCTTTCCAGGGCAAATTCCTGACAGGCGCATTCAATGCCGCAGCTCAACTGTTCGATCGTGAAGATGCCAACGTGGTTATCTCCACCGAAAACGCCGACGACTTCGAGAAAAACATGATCTCCATTCGCTGCGAAGAACGTCTGGCGCTGGCTGTGAAACGCCCTGAGGCGTTCGTGTACGGTTCATTCAGCACCGGCGCGGGTAGCTGATAACTATTGCGGCCTTCGGGCCGCTTTTTTCGGGGCAAACAAATGCTTGATCAGAATGTGGTGAAACAGCATTGCCGCATTGATACCGACTTTACGGGTGATGATGCTCTGCTGGAGATTTACACAGGTGCGGCGGCCCGGTACGTCCAGACATGGACACGCCGAACGCTCTATGAAAAGGAAAGCAGCCCTGGCTACGCTGACGACCCGGACCCGATACTGCTCAATGATGATGTGAAGGCAGCCATGCTACTGCTTATCGGTCACTGGTATGCAAACAGGGAAGCGGTAAACATCGGGAACATAACTTCAGCCGTACCTTTTGCTGTGGAAGCGCTATTGCAGCCATACCGTATTTATGGATTGTAGGAGGGGGTATGCAGGCCGGAAGACTGAGAGACAGGGTGGTAATTCAGAACATCACAAAATCCAGAGACCCTTCTGGTCAGCCTGTTGAAACATGGCATGACGGCGCGACTACATGGGCAGAAGTTAAAGGTATCAGCGGGCGTGAGCTTGTAGCGGCAGGTGCAGAAACGGCTGTAGCCACTATCAGGGTATGGACTCGATTTCGTAACGATATAACTGCTGCGTCAAGACTCAGGGTTGTGACTGGCCCGTTCAAGGGCGTCATTTTAAATATCATTGGTCCGCCGATACCTGATTCTCGCGGCATTCAGCTCGAAATTCTTTGTAAGCAGGGGATCGAAAAATGATTGAGACGAGCCTCGATTTTTCCGGCCTGAATGACATCGCAAAGGATCTGGAGGCGCTTAGCCGCGCTGAAAACAACAAGGTTCTGCGTGATGCCACGCGCGCCGGTGCGGAGGTGCTTAAGGACGAAGTGATCGCACGTGCACCGGTACGCACCGGAAAACTGAAAAAAAACGTGGTGGTTGTTACCCAAAAAAGCCGCCGCCGCGGGGAGATTTCTTCCGGCGTCCATATTCGTGGCGTTAACCCGCGCACCGGCAACAGCGATAACACGATGAAGGCGAATAACCCGAGAAACGCCTTTTACTGGCGCTTTGTGGAGCTTGGCACTGCGAACATGCCTGCGCATCCTTTTGTGCGACCCGCTTACGATACGCGCGAGGAAGAGGCCGCCAGCGTCGCCATTGCCAGGATGAATCAGGCTATTGATGAGGTATTGAGCAAGTGAATGAAGATAATATCTACGCCTTGCTTTCTCCCCTGGCAGAAGGACGGGTATATCCCTATGTTGCGCCATTAGGTAGTGACGGGAAACCTTCTGTCTCTCCACCCTGGATTATCTTTTCCATCGTCGATGATGTTTCCGCTGACGTGCTGTGTGGCCAGGCAGAGAGCAGGGTTTCCGTTCAGGTCGATGTGTATTCCACTTCGATCGCTGAATCACGATCCCTGAGAGATTTGGCGCTCGCTTCGCTTGAGCCGTTAAACCCTACAGAGGTGGTAAAAATCCCCGGGTACGAGCCGGATTATCGGCTCTACCGTGCCACCCTGGATTTTAAAGTTACCCCCTGACAATTAATTCACCCAACGAACCCGCCTGATGGCGGGTTTTCTTTTTCCAGGAGACAGCTATGTCTGCACTTTATGAAAAATCGCAGCTGACGAAGATCCTTATTTCCTCCCTGCCAGCCACCAAAGAAACGATGGATTCCGCAACCTTCCTCGATCTGAGTTGCACCATCAAAGAAATTCAGTTCACCGGTGGGCAGAAGCAGGATATCGACGTAACAACGCTTTGCTCCACCGAGCAGGAGAACATCAACGGCCTGCCTTCTCCGTCAGAAATCTCTCTGTCCGGAAACTTCTACAAGAATCCGGCGCAGGACGCCTTGCGTGAGGCCTATGACAACGATACGACCTACGCTTTCCAGGTTATCTTCCCGTCCGGCAAGGGCTTTAAGTTCCTGGCTGAAATCCGCCAGCACACCTGGTCTTCCGGTACCAACGGCGTAGTGGCGGCAACGTTCTCCCTGCGCCTGAAAGGTAAGCCTGAAAACATCGAGTCTGGCTCCTGAGAGGTCTCATGAAGAATATTAAAAATCTCGCCCTGGCTAAGATGTCGGGATTTCGTCATAAGACGGTCGCCGTTCCTGAGTGGGAAGGCGTCAAAGTGGTTCTCCGTGAGCCGTCAGGTGAAGCCTGGCTGCGCTGGCAGGAAGTGGTGAAAACGGGTGCTGATGATGAAAATGTGTCGGTATCGGAAAAGGCACACCGTAATCTTTGCGCTGACGTGGTGCTCTTCATTGACGTTCTGTGTGACACCGATAAGCAACCGGTATTCAGCGTAGACGAAGAAGAGCAGGTGCGTGAAATCTACGGCCCCGTCCATTCACGCCTGCTCAAACAGGCGCTTGACCTGATCAACAATGCGGACGAAGCGCGGGAAAAGTCTCAACCCCCGGCGTAAAGTTTCTGATGTCGCTTGCGCTCCGGATGGGGCGCACGCTCTCAGAGCTTCGGCAGAATATGACGGCAAGCGAGCTTCTGATGTGGATTGAGTTCGACAGGCAAAGTCCGGTTGGCGATATCCGTGGCGACATTCAGGCAGCTCAGCTCGTCTCTGCCATCTACGGTTCGCAGGGGGCAAAAGTACCGCTGGACGATGCGATCCTGCGATGGGGTGGCGATGAGCAATCAGAACCGAAGGACCCGTTTGCAGGGCTTGAGGCGGCGCTAACTGCTGCAACTCAGTGACATTTTGCTACATACATAATATTATCCCTCTTTAACTGGAGGGATTATGGTGAAAATTTTAATACTCATAATATTTCTGATTGCGGGTTGTACTGGTGATACAAGGAACGATATAAAGAATAATAAAAAACTTTCTTTCTCATCAAGCAGAAGTGCAGGTGACGTAAGTGGTTGTATACTAGATAAACTAGATTTTTTAATACCAGAAAAAGTTGTTACCAATAACTTAGTTGATGGGGAAGGTTTGGAGATTTATATTGGTGCGATTCAGTTCTCCCGCATGAAGTATTTTCATAGGGTAGAGATTAAAAAAAACAATAGTCAATCTTTAATCTCTTATCAACGTTCTGAAACTGACTTCGTACCAATTTCTGAAAAGGAAGTTTTGGAAATAATCAAAGAATGCAAATGAAATTAATTATCCCATTATGATAACCCGCCTCGGCGGGTTTTTTTTCGCCTGGAGAAATGTGATGGCAACATTACGTGAATTGATTATTAAAATTTCTGCTAACTCGCAATCATTCCAGACGGAAATTTCTCGTGCCTCACGTATGGGGCAGGATTATTACCGAACCATGCAAAATGGTGGTCGTCAGGCGGCAGCCGCCTCCAGAGAAACTCAGAGGGCTTTGGCTGATTTAACGGTCCAACTTAATTCCGCTAAGGCGTCTGCCTTTGGTCTTGCCGGAGCATTTGCAGGAGCATATGCCACCGGGCACCTTATTTCTTTAGCTGATGAGTGGAGTTCAGTTAACGCCCGGTTAAAGCAGGCATCACAATCCTCTGATGACTTCAAAGAGTCACAGCGCGCGCTGATGGAAATCAGTCAGCAAACCGGTACGGCATTTTCAGATAACGCCAGCCTGTTTGCCCGTTCAGCTGCTTCTATGCGTGAATATGGCTACAGTTCAGAAGATGTACTGAAAGTAACCGAAGCTATATCAACGGGTCTTAAGCTGTCAGGCGCAAGCGCGTCTGAGGCGAGTTCGGTAATCACGCAATTCAGCCAGGCTCTGGCGCAGGGCGTTCTTCGTGGCGAGGAATTTAACTCTGTCAACGAAAACGGCGATCGTGTAATTCGCGCGCTGGCATCCGGAATGGGTGTTGCCAGGAAAGACTTAAAGGCGATGGCTGATCAGGGGCAACTTACCGCCGATAAAGTTGTTCCGGCTTTAATCAGCCAGCTTGGGGCTTTACAGGATGAATATGGCGAGATGCCACAGACTGTTGCATCAGCAACGACCAAAATTGAAAACGCATTTCTGGCGTGGGTGGGTGGTGCAAATGAGGCCACTGGGGCGACAAGCGCGCTAACCGGAGCATTGAATGCGATTTCAGACAATATCAATACCGTTGCCTCTGCTGCTGGCGTGCTGGCGGCAATAGGCGGTTCAAGATTTATTGGCGGCATGATTGGTGATCTTGGAAGCCAGACGGCGCAGTTGGTTGAAGCGAGGAAAAATGAAATAGCGCTTGCAGCTGCAAGGGCAAGCACGGCCACGCAATCACAACGCAAGGCCGCCGCCGATGCTATTGCTGCTGAGCGAGCTTACCAGCTTGCTCAGTCAGAACTTGTGCTGGCAAAGAATACTAATGCTGAGGCTACTGCCACTCAAAATGCCATATCCAAGCGCCGGGCAATGATTACAGCAAATGCGGCACTGGTACAGTCAAACAGAGCCGTTGCAGCCTCTCAGCAGGCACTTAACTCTGCAACATCAGTGCTGGGGCTTGTAAAAACTGGCGCTACAGGCCTGCTGAGTCTTGTCGGCGGGTTGCCTGGCCTGTTGATGCTGGGGGCCGGTGCCTGGTACACGATGTATCAGAATCAGGAGCAGGCACGTCGTTCCGCCCAGGAGTATGCTGGTCAGATTGATGAAATCAGGCAAAAAACCTCAAAAATGTCTCTGACCGAGACGGATGAAAATCGTGGACAAACTGTAGAGGCTCTCGTTGAGCAAAATCGACTTGTTGATGAGCAAGCCAAAAAGGTTGGTAAGCTGAAGAACCAGATCGAAGATTTGAATGCATCGCGTGGAAAGCCGGGCATTACCAGCGAGAACGATCCAAATATCCTGAGAGCGATAGCAATTGTTACCGATCAACTTGCTGTTGAAGAGGGAAAATTAAATGACATGCGAGATAAATCTCGCGGCATACAGCAGGCTCTCGAAGAAATTGAGCGACGTCGTAATGATTTAATACGCGAACAAGCCTGGCGACAGAATGCGGTATATCAGTCGATGATCATGATGAATGGTCAGCATACTGAATTTAACCGTCTGCTGGGTCTGGGAAATCAGCTATTAATGGCCCGGCAAGGGCTGGCTAACGTCCCGCTCAGACTTCCGCAGGCCGATCTCGACAAAAAGCAAACCGATGCCCTCGAAAAGAGTCGCCGGGATCTGGAGTTGTCACGCCATAAGGGTGAGGCCAAAGAGCGCCTGCGTCTGAGTTATGCAGCCGATGACCTGGGGTTAACCAGTGATCCGCAATTCCAGACAGGCCGTCAGGAGTTTATTAATAACGGTCTTGCTGAATGGCGGAATAATGAGGCCAACAAACCTAAGGCGAAGGGTGGTAAAACCGAAGGCGAGAAAACCGAGGATGTGTATAAGCGCCTTATCAAGCAGCAAAAAGAGCAAATTGCCCTGCAAGGCCAGAATACTGAACTGGCGAAGGTTAAATACCAGGTCAGCCAGGGCGAACTTGCTTCTCTGACAGAAGCCCAGAAAAAGACGGTATTGCAGAATGCTACGCTGATTGACCAGGTTAAATTGCGTGAGCAACTGCGAAATTACGAAGCCAACCTTGCCGACAGTAACGCCAGCGCCCGCGCAGCCAATGAAGCGCAACTGCTGGGATACGGGCAGGGAACCAGGTTCCGTGAAAGACTTCAGGAGCAGTTCAATCTGCGTAAGGAGTTTGAGCAGAAGAATACCGATCTTCTCCGCCAGCGTCAGGCTGGTGAAATCGACGAGACGTTCTATCAGCAGGGGCTGGCACTTAATAAGCGCTACCTCGAAGAGCGCCTGCGCGACCAGGAGGGATATTACGCAGCTTCTGATGCGCAGCGTGACGACTGGATGACGGGACTGTCTGAGGGTTATGCGAACTGGGTGGACGAAGCTACTGATTATTCTTCCATGGCCGCTGACGGCATGAAGCAGGCCATGGGTGGCGCGGTCACCACGATCACCGACATGCTCAATGGCAACGTTGACAGCTGGAAGGACTGGGGCGTGAGCGTACTGAAGATCATCCAGAACGTTCTGGTGAACATGGCTGTTGCTAATGGCGTCAGCTCAATTGGATCACTGTTCAGTTTTGGCGCCTCGTCAGCCGCAACCGCCAGCAGCGGTACCGCTATTCAGAATGCTGGCGCGAACTTCACCTTTAATGCGAAGGGTAATGTTTACGACTCTCCGTCACTGAGCGCTTACAGCAATGGCGTTTTCCAGACGCCTCAGCTGTTTGCTTTTGCCAAAGGCGCAGGGGTTTTTGCCGAGGCTGGTCCGGAAGCCATTATGCCGCTTACGCGCGCCGCTGATGGTTCGCTGGGCGTTCGGGCAGTTGGTACTCCGCAGGTCTCCGGCGGTGTGCCTTCAGTTAACTTCGGCGATATCAATATTCAGGGGGGATCACCACAGGCAGCCAGTCAGGGAACAGCCGGAGCAGCAGGCAGACAGCTTAAGGATGCCATCACTGGTGTCATTAACGAACAGGCCAGCATGCCGGGCTCGCCTCTGTGGCGATTAATCAAGGGAGTTTAACCATGGCAGTCGAAACCTTCAGCTGGTGCCCAAAGGTTGCCTCTCAGGTTGACACAAGTTTTCGTACCCGAAAGGCGCAGTTTGGCGATGGCTATACACAGGTGTCCGGGGACGGTATCAACCCGGTAACACCTCAATGGAGTGTGAGCTTTACCGGCGATGAGGCTTACATTCAGGCCATTAAAAACTTTCTCAACAGACATGCCGGGTGGAAGTCATTTATCTGGAAGCCGCCGCTTGAGCCCTCAGGCTTATGGCGCGCGGAATCCTTCCAGATATCTACCCACGGCAACAAGAAATACACCCTCAGCAGCACATTCATACAGGCATACCATCCATGAGCATTTCATCTGATGTCCAGAAACTGGAGCCGGGTAAGCGCGTCCGCCTCATCGAGGTGGACGGATCAGCTTTCGGTGCCGGTATTCTTCGCTTTCACAACGAGACAATTCCGCATACCGAGGCGGAAATCATCGCCGCAGGCGGCGACGAGTCAAAACTTGAGCCGAAGTCGGTGTGGTGGCAGGGGCAGGAGTATGGCGCGTGGCCGTATGAACTGACCGGCATATCTGTAAGCAGTGACGGCCAGAGTTCACGGCCTTCTCTCACCGTGGCAAACATCAGCGGCACGATTGGCGCGCTGTGCCGAAGGTTTCAGGGGATGGCTAAGGCAAAGGTGATCATCCATGACACCTTCGCCCACTACCTGGACGCAAGAAATTTTCCTGACGGGAACCCAACTGCGAATCCCAACGAGGAGCGCAAACAGGTTTATTACATCGACCGTAAATCAGGATCAGACGATGAAACCGTAGAGTTTGAGCTTTCCAGTCCAGCCGATTTGCGCGGGCAACTCATTCCGACTCGGCAAATTCAGCCAATGTGCACGTGGTGCATGCGGGGCTGGTACAAAACGGGGAACGGCTGCACCTACGCCGGGCAAAACGGCTGGTTCGATAAAGACGGCAACCGGGTGGACGACCCTTCACAGGATGTTTGCTCCGGATTGCTGTCAACGGGCTGTAAACCTCGCTTCGGAGAGAATGAACAGCTGGATTATGGCGGGTTCCCCGGCGCTTCACTTCTGAGAGGATAATCATGCGCGACAAAACAGTTAGCGCCATTCTGGCGCATGCCGCCGCATCCTTCCCCGAGGAGTGCTGTGGCGTGGTTATTCAGAAGGGGCGGGTGGAGAAATACATCCCCTGCAAAAATAATGCTGAGTCGCCGACTGAGCAATTTGAACTTAATCCTGAGGATTATGCGGCCGCCGAAGAGCAAGGCACTGTGGTGGCGATCGTCCACAGCCATCCCGGCGACGGGGCAACAACTCAGCCGAGCGAGCTCGACATGCTGATGTGTGATGCCACGGAACTGCCCTGGATTATTGCATCGTGGCCGGAGGGCGACATTCGCACCGTCATGCCTCGCGGAGACCGCCCCCTCACAGGGCGCCAGTTTGTACTCGGGTATGCAGACTGCTGGTCTCTCATCATGGACTATTTCCGCATCGAGCACGGCATTGAACTGCCCAACTACAGCGTAGATCGCCACTGGTGGGAGCAGGGTGAAAACCTCTATATGGACAACTGGCAGGAATGCGGTTTTCGTGAGTACGACGGTCCCGCTCAGCCAGGTGACATGGTTATCATGCAGGTTCAGTCCACCGTCCCGAACCATGCCGGGATTTTGCTTGATGGCAACATACTACTGCATCACATGTATGGCCAGCTAAGCCAGCGTATTCCCTACGGTGGCTATTACCGTGACCGTACCATCAAAATTCTGCGTTATAAGGATTTGATGTAATGGAAAGAAAAACCGTTATCAAACTCAGCGGCTCAATGGCTCAGCGATTTGGCAGGACACATCGCCGCGCACTAACGTCGGCCAGCGAAGTGTTCAGGGCACTTTCTAACACCATTGACGGATTTGATGCCTACCTGCGAGAGACCAGAGCGAAAGGGCTGGACTTTGTCATCTTCCGAAACCAAATAAACATAGGCAAGGAAGAGTTTGATCTTCTTGGGCCTGGTGATGAGCTCCGTATTATCCCTGTCATACGCGGTAGTAAAAGGGCGGGGCTCTTTCAAATTGTTACTGCCGCCGCAATTGCGGCCTTTACCTGGTGGAACCCAATAGGATGGGCAGCAAGCACACAAATGGCACTATATGCCGCAGCTGGTTCTATGGCCGTTGGTGGTGTAGTGCAGATGCTCTCTCCTCAGGTTTCAGGTCTGCGAATGCGTCAGGAACCTGATAACAAACCCTCCTATGCGTTTGGTGGTCCCGTTAACACGACAGCATCTGGCAATCCCGTTCCCCTGCTTTATGGGCAACGGGAAATTGGCGGCGCGATTATCTCCGCCGGGATTTATGCAGAAGATCAGCAATAAGCCTCATCCCTGAGGCCGGAGAGATGTTATGGATAAACAGCTATTTTTACAGCGGTACAGCCTGGCCACTGATGATTTCAGAGTTCAGCCGTTTTGTGGTTTTCACGAGACTATCAAACATTGTTTCAAGCGAGAGCCAGGCATCTTGGATGCCATTCCCGTAAGCCTGGAAATAGATACAGAATCTGTGCCCGGTCAACTTGTTCCCGTCGGGGGTGATGTAGTCCGTTATGAGGGGGCTGATGCGGAAGGAGCCTTTTCTAAAATCGGACCTTTCTATCTGAAGGTATATCGATAATTTATCGTAAACCCATATGATTGCTTCTTTGTTTGCATTCATTTCTATCTGTCGAAGGAAAAATTCGAAGCGGCCTGTTATTCCATGTGTACACCTGAATAAGGCTGCTGATGGATCATCCTTAGGTTCTCCAGAGAGCATACAGTCAGTGCTTTCCAGGGCACTTCCTGGACCGTTTATCCATCTAATAAAATCGTAAAAATTTTGTACCGATATTTGGTCTGCGTGCTCTACAAAGTCTTCTAAATGTGTAGTGATGAGTTCGGGGTGCTCTCTAAAATTATAGTATTTCCCCGCTTTATACTGATGTCCTTCGGTTGCACCCCATGGTTGGGAACGTCTTCCGGATTCCGTTATTTCAAAGGATGACACGACAATCATTTCACTTTCCTTAACCTATTTGATCCAGACGAAAGTTTTATTTAGTAACTACAGCAAAGTATCAACATACCCAGGGCTGTAAGGAATCAACATCCTGATATTCAAACAGTAGCCACCTTAAGGTGGCTTTTTTATGGGCGAAATATGACAACGACGATCATCAAAGGCCGCGGTAAAGGTGGCAGCAATCAGACCCGAACGCCTGTTGAAGCACCGGACAGCATTCAGTCCATTGCCAGGGCAAAGGTGCTGATTGCTCTTGGAGAGGGTGAGTTCGCTGGCGGGCTTGATGCTAAAAACATCTTTCTTGGTGACTCATCTTCGTATACGCCCCTTCAGAACGCCGACGGAAGTTATAACTTCAATAATGTAAAATACGAGTTCCGTTCCGGCACTCAGGACCAGGACTATATTCAGGGCTTCCCCGGCATTGAAAACGAACTTCAGGTTTCATATGAGCTGAAACAGGCTGTGCCGTACGTGCGCGCGGTATCCAACACGCAGCTCTCTGCGCTGCGAATTCGCCTGGGGTGGCCAACTCTTTTACTCCAGAAAAACAACGGTGATAAAGTCGGCACCCGCGTTGAGTATGCTATCGATCTGTCTGTCGATGGCGGGCCGTATGAAACGGTGGTTAACGGTGCGGTCGATGACAAAACCACGTCGCTTTATGAGCGCAGTCACCGCGTTAACCTTCCAAAAGCCTCGACTGGATGGCAATTACGGGTTCGCAGAATCACGCCGGATTCCACGAGCGTGAATATCGTGGACACCATGCGCGTTGTAGCTGTAACTGAAATTATTGACGCCAAACTTCGCTACGTTAACACCGCGCTGCTGTATGTAGAGTTTGACGCAAAGCAGTTCCCTAATGGCATTCCTCAGGTTGTGTGCAATCCGAAAGGGCGAATCATCCGTGTACCTGATACTTATGATCCCGAAACCCGCACTTATTCTGGTACATGGGAGGGCGTATTTAAATGGGCGTGGACGGATAACCCTGCCTGGATTTATTACGACATCATTCTGAACGAGCGCTTCGGGCTGGGTCAAAGAATCGATGCGACTCAGATAGACAAATGGGAACTTTATCGCATCGCCCAGTATTGCGATCAACTGGTACCAGACGGCAAGGGCGGCAGCGGGACGGAGCCTCGTTTTCGTTGCAACGTTTATATCCAGGACCGTAATGACGCCTGGACCGTACTTCGTGATCTGGCGGGTATATTTCGCGGCATGACGTACTGGGGTGACAATAAGATGTATGTCCTGGCTGATATGCCCCGCGATGTGTGGCATATCTATAACCACGCCAGCGTTGTTGAGGGTAAATTTACCTTTGCGGACCCGAGTGAAACCACCCGAAACACTGCCGCGCTGGTGAACTGGTCTGACCCAGCTAACCACTACAAAGACACGCCTGAGCCTGTTTACGATAACGATCTGGCCATGCGCTTCGATTATCGTCAGCTCGAAATGACTGCGATCGGCTGCACCAGGCAGTCAGAGGCAAACCGGCGGGGGCGCTGGGCGCTGCTTACCAACGGTATCGGCGAGGTGGTGACCTTCAGCACGGGCATGGACGTTCCCCCTGTTGGTGAGGTGATCGGCGTGGCTGCTAACGAGCTGGCCGGAAGAACTATCGGCGGCAGGGTGAGCGCGGTTAACGGCCGCAACATAACCCTCGATCGCGCTGCTGATGTGAAAGCCGGTAACAGGCTGTTTTTGAATCTTCCATCAGGCACAGCTCAGGCCAGAACCGTCCAGGCCGTTAACGGAAACACAGTCACTGTCACCACACCCTACAGCGAAACGCCGGAGGCTGAATGTAACTGGGGCGTGGACTCTGACGATCTGTTTATAGCGCTTTTCCGTGTTACGGGAACGCGGGACAACAACGACGGAACTTTCGAGGTCACCGGGACGACTTACAACCCTGATATCTATTCCGCTGTTGATACCGGCGCAAGACTGGACGAGCGGCCAGTCAGTGTCATTCCACCGGGGGTTCAGGCTCCCCCAGGAAATATTGTCGTAGACAGTTACTCTACGGTTAACCAGAACATTGCGATTAACACCATGCGCGTTGCCTGGGATTCTGTTCAGGGTGCAGTTGCGTACGAGGCGGAATGGCGGCGTGACAGCGGCAACTGGGTAAGCGTTCCCCGAACGTCTTCTCTCGGCTTTGAAGTACAGGGTATCTACTCGGGTCGCTATCTGGTCCGCGTCAGGGCGGTGAACGCCAGCGATGTTTCATCAGTCTGGGCGACATCATCAGAAGTAAATCTTACGGGTAAAGTGGGCAATCCGCCGAAACCGGTCGGCTTCATCGCTTCCGATAATGTGGTATTCGGTATCGAGCTGAACTGGGGATTCCCGGCGAACACCGACGACACGCTGAAGACGGAAATTCAGTACAGCCTGACCGGGACGGAAGACGATGCGATGCTGCTGG